GTGCGATCACCCGCTTTATTGCAAACGCTGACTGCCAAGGCTAAGAGGCGATTGGCGGACTACGACTGTACACAATTGAGCTATGAAGAGCAATTGGAAGTCGTGAGTTCCGCCATCGCTGTGGCTATGGACATAAGCACAAGCGAGCAAGCGGTGCGACAGCACCTTAAACATCCTGAGCAACACGTACTGCGTAACAAACATGCAGACATGCTTACCACTGGCACGATTTTTAGATCAATGCGCCAGCGTTGGAGTGACTACCATGGTAGCACTACCAACGGCCTCCCTAAACGCCTATAAGACAACCTCGTGTTACCTGCCGTCTGCATGAAGAACAGTTTGCGCATTAATAACAATAACATCATACCAGGCAGTACGGTTAACCCACCTAAGCACGAGGTTTGTCAGTCCACTCGTCATACTACGAGCATTGGACAATTGGAAAGCGTGGTTCCATTAGATAGTTGTATTATCACCCACGCAAATTGCACCCATAATGAGGTGCTGGCTCTACGTAATCGTCATCAAACGGTCAATTATTTATTTGACGCTGCAGCAAACCCTAAAGATGCGCAAACGGTTTTAAGCATGCAAAAGAGCCTATATAAGTACACCAGCCAAACTGTGGCACCAGAAGTAGATTTTGCCACCTGGATGTACAATTACCCGTCACCAACGCTGGAGTTGATAGAACCTATCTCTAAGCAGTCTGTGATTAACCATTATACTGGAGGCAAGCGCAATGAGTACCAGGCTGCCTATGATAAGTATTTGGTGGAAGGGGTTGATACCACCCATTTTGCTAAGGTATCGATGTTCTTGAAGGATGATAAATATCAAATGGAGGATAATAAGTATGAGATTAAAGTGCCTCGATGCATACAGTTTCGACCTAAGCTGTTTTGTCTTATGTACGGGCAATATATTAAACCTTTGGAGAAAACGCTTTACGCACTTCGTGATGAGTACAACACTTTGATTATGGCCAAGGGCCGTAACAGCCATCAGAGAGCGGCTGATTTGTTGGAAAAATCGCGGTTGTTTGCTAAACCGTATATTTACCAGTTAGATCACTCCAAATGGGACGCCCATAATACATGGGCTCATCTTAAAGTTAAGCATAACTTTTATAACTCATACCTCCAAAGTGAAACCTTCAAGTGGCTACAACGTA